CGCAGCTCAAGCGCAACACCCTGCCCGCCTTCGAGGACTTCGGCCCGTTTGACGGAGGTGCGGCATGAACCCTCTCCTCATCGGCCTGCACGGCCTCGCTCGCACCGGCAAGGACACAGCTGCCGCCTACCTGACAGCTCAGTTCGCGCTGTACAGCTACGCCTTCGCCGACCCACTCAAGGCCGCCATCGCCCAGCTTTTCAACCTCACCCATGAACACATGGAAGGCACGTTGAAAGAGGCCCTGCTGCCGGGAATCGGCAAGTCGCCTCGGCAACTGATGCAGCTGCTCGGCACCGAATGGGGCCGCCAGCAGGTACACCCTGAGCTCTGGCTGCTGCTGGCCCAGCAGAACATTGGCTACCAGCTGGAAGTCGACCAGAGCCACTACAACGGCGTGGTGATCCGCGACGTGCGCTTCGAGAACGAGGCCGAGTGGATTCGCCGCCAGGGCGGGCATGTGGTGCACATCCTGCGCCCGGATGCACAAGCCGTAGCACTGCATTCCAGCGAAAGCGACATTGCCATCCACGATAACGACTCCGTCGTGCACAACGAAGGCACCCTGGACGATCTCTATCGCCAGCTCGACCGCATCATGTGCGCCGCCGCATCCGCGCACCGCCATCGGTCGGTAGCCTGAGGCCCGCCGCCATGAACCGTGACCTGACCCAAGCCGCCGCCGTGCTCGGCCTTGGCCCGCGCAAGCTGCGCCGGCAGCTGCGCACGCTGGGCATCCTCGATCACGAGGGCAAACTCGCCTCGGCCTACCGCGACAAGGGCCACCTGTACGTGGACACCCGCCAACGCTGGAACGCCTCCATCAGTAGCTGGACGAGCTACGGCGTGGTCATGAGCACCGAGCGCGGCATCGAGTGGCTGGCCAAGCAGCTGGGCATCACCATCACCCGGAAGGACGTCGCATGAACACCTGCATTGATGACGCCATCGGCGCGCTCAAACTCGTGCCGCTGCACTTCAGCCACCCCAGCATGATCAGCCGCGCCACCGTCATCGGCGCCGCCTGCGAGGCCCTGGCACGCCTGGAGTCCATGCCAGCGCGCAGCAACGAGCTGCTGGAGGCCTTCCGCAAGGTGCGCCAGGTGCTGCGTGAAGGCGACACCGCCTACGTCACCCCCACCACGTGCCCCGAGCGCCCGTTCGGCGCCGTGGTTGTCGATGCCTCCGGCCGGCTTGCCGCCTCCGCCACTGGCAAAACTATCGAGGGCCTCGCCGAACTCATCCGCCTGCGCCTGCCCACCCAAAGCCAGGCACACACCCCAGAGGGGCGCGGGGAGACAGGAGGGCCGCAGGCGTGACCAGCACCTACCAACAGCTCCAGCGCCGCTACGACCGGCCCTGCCTGCCGCTCGACGATGTACGCCGCGAATACCTGCCGCACATCAGCAGCGATGAATACCTGATGGAGGCCATCCGCACCGGCACCATCCGCCTGCGCTACGTGCGCCTGGGCGGCTCCCGGCTCGGCCCGCCCGTTGTTTACCTGCGTGACCTGGCCACCTGGCTGGACGCGCACGACCCGAGCAACACCAAACCGGCCACTGACCCGGTGGCGTAACCACTGCAAAAGGACACAGCACGTCATGAAACCTACCGATACCAGCGAGTTCATCAACAGCCTCAACGCCGGCGTATTCGCCCAGCAAGTGGGGCGAGCCCTCTCCGACGTTGCCGCCGGCGTGGTCGAGCACGGCAAGAAAGGCAAGCTCACCCTCACCTTCGAGCTGAGCCAGATCGGCGAAAGCAACCAGGTGAAGATCAACCACAAGCTGGACTTCACCCAGCCCACCAAGCGCGGCAGCAAGCGCGAGGACACCGCCCTCGACACGCCCATGTACGTCACCGCCAACGGCCTCGAACTGTTCCAGACAGACCCGACCGCGCAGATGTTCAGCCGCGAAGAAGCGCCCGTAATCGCCCGCGAAGTCTGATCCGGCGCCTGACCCAGCAACACCCAAATCACTCACCAAGGAAGCAACGCAATGTCACTGACCAAAGAAACCGCCCAGCTCATCATCGCCAACGCCTTGGCGGCAGCAGGCCAGCAGATCGAAACCAGCGGCCACACGCTCGCCGTGCAGCCGGAGGGCATCAAGCTCGTCAGTCTGGAGAAGTACCAAGCCATCCGCGACCGCTTCCGCGGCGCGCTCAGCACCCACGCTCTGGCCGACTTCGCCCGCTACGTCGAGCAGCATCCCGGCGGCGACATCAAGCCCCACGGCTTCATCGACCAGGACCGCATGGCCTGCAGCATCATCTTCAACCTGGGCAACGACCAGGCGGCCGGCCACGGCGATGACACTGCCACCCTTACCCTCAAGCCCACCGCCGCTTACAAGGCGCTGCTCGGCGTGGTCGGCCAGAGGCTCGACCAGCAGCAGCTGGCCGAATTCCTTGAAGACTGGGTGCCGAACATCACCGCCTTCGCCGACGATGAAAAACTGAACAGCGCTCAGGCCATTACGGGCATCCGCAAGATGATCATCAAGGCCACCAGTCAGCGCGACAGCACTGTTGGCGACTTCAACCACGCGCGCAGCGCCATGGATGAAATCGAGGCCCGCAGCCAGGAAACCCTGCCCACCCGCTTCGAGTTCACCACGGTGCCGTTCGAGGGCCTGCAGCCGGCCACCATCAACCTGCGCCTGTCCGTCATCACCGGCAGCGATGCGCCCGTGCTCAAGCTGCGCTGGGTAGCCGAAGAAGCTCAGCGCGAAGAGTTCGCCCGCGAGTTCAAGGGCGTGCTTGAGCAGCAGGTCGGCGGCTTCGTCCCGCTCACCATCGGCACCTTCCAGCTCGGCGCCTAAACCACAACCGCCGGCCTCACCAGCCGGCGGCACAACCACAGGGGACACAGCACATGAACTTCACCATCTACCAGGTACTGGCTTTCATCGGCGCCATCACCGGGATGGCCATCGTCTTCGGGCTGGGCTACGTCGAAGGCCGCCGCAAGGCTCGCGAGCAACTCACTCAAGCGCTCGGCAACTACCGCGAGCAGATCGGTCACCTGCGTGAACGCGCACAGCGCATCCAGCGCGATCTGGACAGCTGCCGTCTCAATGCAGCCCAGGCACTTGAGGCCATGACCGAAGAGCTGGACGCCTGCAAGGCCAAGCTCACCACCGCCGAAACCCGCGCTCTTACCGAGGAAGACGCCGCCGACATGGCCGTCATGGCAGCCAAGCTCAGCATTGCGGCCGACCTATTCGCCAACCTGACCGCTGCCGATCAGGCCCAAACCTGCCGTCGCCTCGCCAAGGTCGCCCGCGAACTGCACGACCGCTACTGGCAGAGCCCTCCGGTGCTGGGGGTGGTGGCATGAACAACACTCCCCATTACGTCATCGACCTCGAAACGCTGGGTAAAGGCCCGCGCGCCGCCATCGCAGCCATCGGTTGCGTGGAGATTATCGACGGCGCACTCGCACGTGAGTTCTACGTCCGCGTAGACCTTGCCAGTGCTATGAGTCACGGCTGCGAAGTAGATGCCAGCACCATTCAATGGTGGCTCAAACAGCCAGACGAAGCGCGCGTCGAGGTTAACGGCGTCCTCCCAACCCAATCGCTGTGGACTGCCCTGGGGGAACTGATCGTCTTCCTCGGTGGCTATGCCCCTCTCGAAGAAATCCTCGTATGGGGCAACGGCGCCACCTTCGACAACGTCATTCTCAGCAACGCATATGCAGCAGTCGACCTGGCCCGCCCCTGGCAATTCTGGAACGACCGCGACCTGCGCACTCTGCTTGCCCTCTACCCTGAGGCCAAGAACCTGCCCTTCGAGGGCATCAAGCATCATGCACTGGATGATGCGAGACATGAGGCGAAGCAGTTGATTGCTGCGCTGCAGCACCACGCCGCCAACACCCAAGCGCCCAGCCCACCGATTCAGCCGAAGACCGTAGTGCGCGATGAGCTTGGCCATTGGACCCACCCCGCCTGGCCGCGCGACGGCGAAGAGGATGCCATCCCCAAAAGCTGGTTCGCGGAGAAAGGGCTTGAGCTGTTCATCGTTGAGATGGAAGCGGACGCCCCTGAAGAGATTACAGATCAGTACTTCGAGCGGGGCGACCCGAACTGTTCCAGTTGGCAGCCAAGCTGCCCGCCCGGTAATGGCTGGTTCATCTTCTCCATCCACGAAACTGATGACGGCCCGGTGTGCGTATGGGTCAGGTCTGGCATGGGCGCCGACTTGGCAGAGGAGCATGGAGCATGACCTGGATCCTCACCCGCACCGGACGGCGCTTCGACCTGCTCATGCCCAAGGCCAGCCAGGTCAGCACACTCGACATAGCTCACGCGCTGGCCAGCATCTGCCGCTTCAACGGCCACACCAGCCGCCACTATTCGGTAGCGCAGCACAGCCTGCTGGTCGCCAGCATCGTGCCGCCAGAGCACCAACTGGCCGCCCTGCTGCACGACGCCACCGAAGCCTACGTCGGCGACATGGTGCGACCGCTCAAGGCGCTACTGCCGGAGTACAGCGCAATCGAGAACGGTATCTGGCTGGCCATCTGCGAGCGCTTCAACCTCAATCCTGAGCTGCCCGGCTGCGTACACGAGGCCGACATGATCGCGCTCGCCACCGAGCGCCGCGCCCTCATGCCCGAGCACGCCGACAGCTGGCCATGCCTCGAAGGGATCACGCCAGTACCGGGCCGGCTACCCGAATGGAGCAGCACCCACGCCTGCATCCAGTACCACAGCAGGCTGCTGGAGCTGCTGCAAACCACCCACCGCACCCGCGCCCTCAGCACCTGGGAACGCGTCGATGAACACCACGCCGGCGGCGAAGCGCCGCTGTGCATGTAACGGACCGAGGATCAGAAATGAACGCAATCAATCGCACCAACCTTCCCGCCATCGGCGCCCCGTACGAAGGGGGCTTCTATGTCGGGCTGTTCGCCCTCAACGGCGAAACCTACGGCTTGATCGTCTCGCCCCGCGCCGAAGGTGAGCTGGAAGAATCGCGCTGGGGCAAATACGGCCACGACCTGACCGCCGCCCGCAGCTACAACAACGGCATGGCCAACACCCAAGCCATGGCCGACGCTGGCTCCGATCTCGGCCGCTGGATGCTGGCACTGGACATCGCAGGCTTCACCGACTGGTACCTGCCCAGCCGCGACGAGCTGGAGCTGCTTTACCGCAACCTGAAGCCAACCGAGCAGCAGAACTACTGCTCCTTCCGCGACGGGGACAATCCGAGCAGCCTGCCAGCCGGCTACCCCTACACCGAGGAGAGCCCCGCCCGCACCACCCGCACCGCATTTGCAGATGACGGTGAACAGGCCCTGGCGCCGCGCTGGTATTGGAGCAGCACGCAGTGCAGCCCGGACGGCGCGTGGGTTCAGGACTTCGACGTCGGCAGCCAGGGCTACGTCCGCAAGGGCTTCGGGTACCGCGCGCGCGCCGTCCGCAGATTCAAGGTCACCCCTTGACCACTTCAACCCTTTCCGGCCGCGCGCGCAGCGCGCGGTTGACGCCAATTTTCAAGGACACTGACATGCAGAACATCATCGTTGAAGTGGGCCAAACCCGAATCGAGACCCACAACGCCAGCCTGGCCCGTCAGGTATTGGAAGCATCCACCAACCTGCAACCACACCCGCTGGCCGAACTGACCAGCATCACCATCGAGGGCGCCTTCCTGACCCCGCCACCGATCGGCGAATTCTGGAAGGGCCAGGGCGGCATCTATGCCGGCCTCATGCGCGGGGAAGGCAGCCAGCCTGATTATCATCTGGTGGTTGCGGTCGGCGACCAGACCGAGGTTGAACAAATCACCTGGGGCGCCGCCGGCCAAGCCGAGCCCGGCGCTTGCAGTGAGTGGGACGGGCGCGCCAACACCCTTGCACTGGTCGAATCCGAGCACAGCCACCCAGCCGCCGAGTGGGCCGCATCGCGCGAAGCCGATGGCCATCGCGACTTCTACCTGCCCGCCCGGCGCGAGCAGCGCCTGTGCTGGGTCAACGTGCCCGAACTGTTCGCGGATGCT